TTCCTAAACTCTTTACCATGACCTTTGAAATGGCATTCAACAGTAGCATGTGCCAGCTCATGATAGATTGTGTTTAATTCGATGTCTTTATCATGATTTTGTTTGCTTAATTCAATCAAGCAGGAATCATCATGATACCAGTATGTTATGCCTAATAACTTTTTACTTCGTCCAATATATTTATGTATTAATATATCAGGTTTAAAAGAATATCCCAATGCCTCAATATTGGATATTGCTTGTAAAAAGATATCAGCATACGGCATCATATCGTCATCAAGATATAGTGTACTGATTTTATCACCCCCATTAACTATCATCTAATAGTTGACTGTTGCAAACCGTGCAACTCGGAGATAATTGGATCACCATTCCTTCACTGTATACAGAACGCTACCACCTTCAAAATGCTGTCCGTCAAAGTGTGCTAACACTTCAACTTTACCTGCTTGATAGCCAATAGTCTCATAGGCTTTACTATCTAATACCGTTACGCCAGCTTTAATCTTATGTGCTTTATTTAGATTTATTTTATACACATCTACTTTCTGCTCATCTGTATTTGCAACAACAGCAGTCCTATCAGATTTTTCAGTAGCCACTTTAGGTAAGGCCGGGTCATCACGCTTAATATCCTGTTGCGTTTGTTTGGCCGCCTGTTCAACCGTAGGAGCTTGCACATAATAAGTGGATACGGGTTGAGCAGTTTCCATCTTGGAAACAACTTGTTGTGCTTCCTCTCTGGTAATATGAATAGCATTAGCCAATTTTACAGGATCTTTTACTTGTTCCTGTTTTAATAACACAGGCTTTTTAACTTGATGTGAATTATATATAGATACCCCTACAATGGCTAAAATAATTAAAATTAGCCCACCTATGAGAATTTTATGTCGTTTTAGGTAACATAACACCTTGAAAGTCCAAAGTCTCATTATAGGCCCCTTTCTTGCATTTCTTGTGAAAACATTTCTAGTGCTTGCGCTTTCTCTGCATCGAACCGTTCAACAAGATTTTCACGCAACCAACTAGGATTACCTTCATAGTTCCATGGATGCAACTTTCGCTGTTCATATGCACCATTAATTAAATCCCAGTCAAACTTAATGTCGTTAACATAAGATAAGTTCCAATCAGGCTCCCAACCCGGAACATATTGCATTGCTTCTTTAAAAAGATTAACAACTTCACCGGGACCATATTGAACGGCCGCAGAAAATACAACATCACGCAATGCTCGGCTATGTTTATTTACATCAAATAATTGATTGGATAATTCACTACACGCCACATCATAATAAGCATATTTAATGTAGTCGTGCTGCATTTCCATGAACCCGTTAGGATCCACAGTTCCTAGTTCTTGCCATTTACTTATGAACTCATCGGAGTTAATAGGTCCAGCACTTTGAAGGGCTCTTGCATAATCTTTGTAAAATCCATCTTCTTGTCGCAAGCCCCAACCAAGGAATGCATCCACACTCCCACAGTTACTTGCTAACTGATAAGCACCATACGATATACCCCCAAGGTCCCCCTCTCCTGTAGATACAATAGCCGGGTCTCCATTGCTTTCATACACAGCACTTAATTTTCCTAGTTCCATTTGTTTTGCTCCTTCCTATTTGATTCACGTCCTCCTAAATAGCCAACGAGTCCGGAGGAAATGCTCATGGCCAATTCGTTATAACCATAAAGGACGGCCATTATATTGACCGCCCCTAGGATGAGGATTGTTAACACCTCACGAATACTAATTTTTTCAATCATTTAATCGCCTCTTTTACAGATTTAATAAATGCTATTAACTGTTTGACTAATTCAATCGCACGTTTAAACCACCTCGATTCCACTAACTCCAGTTCAATCATATTTTCAACACAGGATGCTAACTCAATTACAATTGGGATAAGGTACATCCCTGTGCTTAAAAACGTATCGAGCCGGCCTAAGAAAATAAATTCCACATCCGGCAATGTAAGTAAGATAAACGACAATACAAATAACCATGGATAGGATTTGACAAGTTTCTTTGTCATATCGGCTCGCAGTTTATTACTGACTAGAAACCTATGTTTCTTGCCATTGATTTCAACATATCCCCATCCACGCCAAAGTATGGCAAGTATTGTATTAGTCACCGTACAAGGTCTATTCGTTGCGATATTAAAATTGCGCACCTCGACTAAGATGCGCAATATCGTATCAACAAATACCAATATCAAAGTACAAAATATAGCTAATGATATTTGTACAAGTTCATGTTCATTTAATCCCACCATAATAGGTGGTGGCGGAGCGAAAATTTCAATCATATGTTCCCTGTCCTTTCAATTACTAAACGCTTAATCCCCTTATCAATGAATTCTTTCCTAGAAATTTGATTGTCAATATTAAACCTAATGAAATCATCATTATTATTGTTCCTATATGTTGTAATTGTGATTTCAATATCTTTAGATGTAGGAATCGTTAATTCATAAGCTTTTTCTGTCATTGCAGTAATTGTTACTCTATATTTACCTTTTGGTAAGTACACATACCATCGATTAAACTTTTCTACATGCCATGCTTCCCACTTCCATGTATTGAATCCTATAGGGTCATATTGCACATACCCTCTATCTCCATTTGACTTAACAACATTTAATGGCGTTACATTCACTGAAACCCTTGCATAAAAATCTTGGTCATTAAAACGGACACGGATGTAATTACCACCCGTGTCCTTAGAATTATCTGTTAAATTGTATGTTTGTATTTGCCCATTAGGTGTCTTGGTTTTGATAACTGCCATTATTCCACCCACAATTCTGCACCGTTTGCAAATAATAAATGTCCATTTAATTTGAATGTAGCAACTCGGCGCCATTCTAACGGAAATTCAGATGAATCATTATCAAACCGTATATACATGTCGTTTGAATTTGCGAAATATAGTTGACACCCTAATACACGATTATCATTAGAATTACTCCAAGGAATAGAAATACATGTGCCCCAACATTTTCTCCCACCAATCATAACCTCGTTAGCCTCACCAACTTTTAGTCCAGTAAATTTTGATGGAGATTTTACAAAATCGTCAGGGTTGTATTTAGGTCCACTAATAATATCTACAACTAAATTACCATTTATGGTATCCCCGCTTTTCTTTACATACGTTTTTTCGGCATCTTCTTTTAACATTAGTCCGCCAGTATTGGTACCGGATACATCGTCCTCAGTTAATACTTTAAAAGTTTTGTTTTTGTTCTTGTCGTAGTAGCCTAACGATGTGCCGAGAAATACGGTACGGTTATCACTCATGCCAAATTCCATACTATTGCCAGTAGACATCTTAACCGCATGATGTGCTGCGCCGTTTGTATCTGTTACTTGCACAGATGTATTATTGGGCATGATGATTGGACCTTTCATCTTGCCACCACTAAGGCCTAAGTAATCAAGGTTTTTCAATCGTTGCATATTGATGGAATTTTCAAAATCGTAATTGGGGTCGCCTACATATATATCTACTTGGTGACGTTTATTAGGCTTTTGAGTAAGCACAGCAAAATAGAACTTGCCATTATAGTAAGCGATGTCTTCAATTTCGGTTTCACGGTTAATTTCAATTATTTGTTTAACCGTTCCGAACGGCGTGCATTCAACAAGACTTCCTAGCGTTGCGGACATGATGGCACCATTTAACATAAAGGCGCCGTTATTATTCATGTCCGGATAGATATAATCTACTTGATAAGTCTTGAGCTTTTTAAAGTCATCATTGTATAGATTGATTGTCCGAACTCGTTGATTGCCTGCGATAGGGACAATGGATACATAAGTTTTCGTAATATGATCATAGTCAATGTTAAATACCTTTTCTTGTAATGTAATAGTATTTTCGATTGCCATAGTGTCAGCATTGATAACCGTCAAATTATTGCCGTTTTTAAGCCCATTGGCAATGTATATCTTGTTGGTATACCGATTGTATGTCATCGTATTACAATGCCCTAGACGCTCAGAATCCGTAAATTTATAGGTACCTACTTTTTCAAAAGTGTCTGGGTTAAGCTCGTAAAGAATTTGATTAGTACCTTCACCATTAATACAGGCAAGTACAAATACATTCTTTTTAGAGTTATAGGTAAACCCTTGGCATTGATTTACTTCCGCATCATACGTAATGTTTTTCACAAATGCGATATTAGATGCACCTTTTAGCATCGGTGTTTCTGTTGGATAATATGGCTTGATGTTGGTATATACGCCCATATCCATGACAGAACCTACTGTATTAAAAGTTAAGTGTTCAGTCAGTTTATATTGCCCATTTGGCACTAATAAGATTTTATTCTTTAGATTATCATTAGCTCGTTTAAATGCAGCCGTATCATCTGTTACACCATCACCAACTGCACCAAAGTCTTTAACCGATACAATACCATTTAGTGATTCTTTTCCAATGTATTTAGCATCAGCTTCTGTTTTAGTTACAATTCCTTTGCCACCCGGCACTGCAATTTCCTCGGCTTTCGATGCTGCTATTTCAGCACGCTTAGCAGCATCTTCCGCCTTTTTAGCATTACCTGTACTTGCGATTTGTTTATTATCGATGTCTGATTTAATCGTGTCTGCTTTAGATACTAAATCATTAATTTGTTTCTTATTCGATTCTGCCTGCGCAGCATATGCTTTCGTATTATCTGCAAGTACTTGGGTTTTTTCAAATGTATCAGCACTTTGGATAAGAGCTGTATTTGCAGTCGCCAATTTATCATCCACCGTTTGAGATAATGCATTGATATTATCATTAATGGCTGTTAGCTTTGTTGCATTGTCTTGCACTTCGTTTGCTTTAGTCTCTGCAGTTAATGCAGCTGCAATTGCTTTTTTAGCCGCCTCAATGGAGTTATCGACAATATCACGTGTAACTTGATTTGGATCTTCATCGGCACCTACACGAATTTGCAACGTACGGTCTAATTGTTCTTTTAATTCTTGTAGAATCAAAATAACTTTATCGCTCATATTTTCAATGTGGTTGTACGGCCATTTATTGGCAAGTTCTGTGGTCTGAGAAATTGGGGTTTGTCTAATCAATATGACTTTGTAATCAGCCGGCAACGGATCACCTACACTTGGATATGTCAGCGTTTTATTTTGTGCGTCATATGCAATATTTCCTGATTGCTTAAATTGTTTACCATCACCATCAATTAGGATGATTGATACGTCTTTAATATCATTAAAGTCATATGGCCAAATAAAAGTCTTATTCACCCCGTCGCATTGGTATTGAACTGTTGGATTGTTGACTTGTGGAATCACAATATCCCGCCTTTCTGCATATAAAGAGGACTACCCACAATTAGGTAGTCCTTACTTTTATTGTTTCTTCTTCTTTTCTTTTTTAGTCTTTAAACGCTTGTCTAACAAAATCGACATGAATACATCTTCAATCTTGGCATCCGTATCAGTTAATCCTACACGCAACAATGTCCAGAAGGCATCAGTTACGGTATCACTAAACCCAGTTACACGGTTTGAAACTTGGCTTAGCGAACGACCTACATCTACAAAATCCTTATTGTCACTAGAAATAGCTTGACCTGTATCCCATAATTTTTCAAAGATACTTAATCCCATGACGGTATTGCCTTTATTGTATGGGCGTTCACCTAGAATGAATTTCATACCCATATTAGATATATCACGTACTAATGGAATCCCCATGGTTCCCTGTTGTACAAATTCTTCGGCAAAAGACTTTGCAATAGATTCTGGATCATCGTCGTCACCATTTGTCATGGCTTTATAAATTACCATGCCAATTGCTTGCGATACAACTGTCCACCATAGCATTCGTGCAAATTGCGTCCAGTCCCCTTTATCTTTTCCTGCATACCACCCTTCAGCAATAATGTTGTATAGAGTGTTTGCGTATGAGTAAAATGGAACGAATAACTGCGTTAATGGATTTCTTGCTCGTTGAATAGCTGCAGCGTCTTTAGTATCACCACTTCCGAAT